TACACGCTCAAATCGGCTCGGTGCACACGCTAACCGATTGATCGCACTCACTCCGCCTCAACGAAAATCGTGAAAACCACCCCCAAACTGCTCAAGTTGGGCTAAGGCGGACCGCGCTCCGGGAGACTGCACAACATGCGGATTCTCGAGGTCGGCGGCGTCGGCGCCGGCATCTACGATCGCCTCGTCGAGATGGGGTACGGCGCGCTCGTGCGCGCGGTGAACTTCGGCTCAGGCCCGCTCGAGCCGGCGCCGCTCGATCCGCACGGCCACGCGTCCGGCGGCCCGCTCAACCGGCGCGCCGAGATGTGGCTCAAATCGCGCGAGTGGCTCGAGGACCCGGCCGGCGCCGCGCTGCCCGACAGCGACGCGCTGCAGGCCGACGCGTGCGGCCCGACCTACGGTTTCGACAGCCACTCGCGCCTGCGGCTCGAAAGCAAGGAGCACATGCGCGCGCGCGGCGCGAAGAGCCCGGACGAATGGGACGCGGTGGCGCTGACATTCGCCGAGCCGGTTGCGGAGGTCGCGGGGTTTCGGCGCAAGCTGGAGTATCCGCCGTCGGGCGTGGCGTGAGCGGCGCACGCAGCGGCGCTTGAAGCGAGCACGGCGCCCGCGCTCCCTCTCCCCGCTCTTCGCGGGGAGAGGGTCGGGGTGAGGGGCTCTCTCCGCGAGTCATAACGAAGATGTCTTGCGCTGAGAGTCAGCGCGCCGGCTCGCTGGAAAAGCAGCGCCAACTGGTTTTTCAATCCGCCGATCGATCGTGCCGCGCACGTGCGCCGGCAGCGCGCCGGGCGCATCTAACCAAGCCGAGTCCAGCAATTGCCAAAGCGGCGCCGCTTCGTGACGAAGCGCAGCGCGCGCACCAGCGCGAGCGTATCCATGCCGACAATCTGGGACTTGATGCCGGCCAGCTTGTGGCCGGTGCAGCCGTTCACGCCGCCGGTCGACCCTGCGCGCGCGTCGACGTGGGCGCAGGCCGTCCCGCCAAGCTGGTATCCATCGGGCGACAACGCGGCCTCGCCCGATTGGCCGATGGCGCCCGCGGGTTCGGCTGCAGCGCCGCCGTATGGGCGTGCGTTGTCATGGGACAGCCCGACGGGGGCATGGCTCCCGCCGCCAAACGGCGCCCCACGCGTTCCCGACGTCGGCAGCGCCGCCCCGCGCGTTCCCGACGTCGGCAGCGCCGCCTACTACGATCAGATGCTCGCCGACGCGAAGGGCGCGCATGCGTTCGTCAAGTGGCTGGTCGGTCCGCCGACCGCGCCGCAAGCCGGCGCCGGCGGCAACGCGGCGCCGTCGATCGCCGCTTCGGCGAGCCAGCCTGGCGGCGCACTCGACACGGCCGCCGCTTCGCAACAACGGTCGCCCGCGACGTTCTGGAATCTGCTACCGCCGACGCCGCACGGAGCACCGTTCGTCCCGGTGGTGCCGACGACCGATCAACTTGATCACTATTTCCCACCCATCACACCGGCCCCGCCCGTCACGCCTGGGGCGCAGCATTTCTTTGCCGACGCCGGTGCGGGCCAGGCGATGGGCAACCAAGCGAGCCTAGGGCTCCTGTCGCCGCTGTTTCCCGCGGCGGCGAGCGAGGCGCCGACGGCGGGAGAGGTTGCCGCAGGGTCGGCCGCCGCCATTCCGGCCGCTTTGGCGGCCATTATGCTCCTCGCGTCGACGAGACCTGCAGGTGAGAGGCAATCAGAGTTAGAGCGCCGGCGGAAATTTTCGGCGCAAAGCGGTTATCCGCGTCCTGTCGATACGCCGACGTTTCCGCAACCAAGCGAAGCGGTGGCGCCGGAAACCGCGGCGCAAAGCCGTTACTTGCCATCCATCGATCCGCCCAAGCTCCCGCCATCCGACGATCCCGAGGAAGACGACTCCTCACAGTATGTGGTACGCGGCGGCGAGTCGAAACCACGAGATTTGATCAAGGGTGTAAGCGCGGAGCAAGACCTTCCTGGCGAGTATGGGATGTCATCGAGCTACGATCCGCGTTTGTCCGTAAACCAGATCTTGCAGGTTGCCCGATATCCGAACAGAATGATCACCTGGACGAGGGCACCGCAACTCAATGCTCTAGGCTATCGTGTGGTGCCGACCCCGATCCTGGATAGCGCGAAGCCGAACCCCTTGCATGCGAGCATCCTGCTCCCGCGTGGGCAGACCGCGTTGACGGAACAACAGGCTGAGATACTCAGCCGCCTCTTGCAGATGCACATGGAGTCCAATCCATATTACGTGCCAAAATCAAGATAGCACGCATGTTCTGGAACGCTGCCGGCTCGCATGATCGTGGCGGCAGACGCGCGGCTCGGCGACATCGTGAAGACACGCGTACTTGATTGGGAAGCGAAGGCCGCAGGCAACCATCATGGCAGACGACCGACCGGCGATCCGAATCTTGACCGATGCGCCGTGGAGCCGCCACGACGCTACCGTCGTGCTTCCCGCTCGCGCGCCCGCGCAAGCCCGCGTCGCGGGCGCGCAGGTGATTCTGCAGAGCCCGGATGACCTCGTATGCGATGGGGTCGTTCGGCGCGGCGAGAACGGGGAGTGGCTCGCCGATATCGTCGCGTGGACGACCGGCTATGGGCCGGACGTCGAAGCCGCGTCGAAAGACCCGCTGCCGAGGGTATGGACGGATTTCAACAAAAGGGGAGGCGACTACAATATATTCTACCTCATCACGCGCCACATACCGCCGCAGGCGCGGGTCGTCGGCACACGCGTCCGGCTGGTCTTGGACTACGATGTCGAATGCGAGGCGATCCTGCATCAGAACGAGCGCGAGCAATGGCTCGGCGTTGTCATCGAAGGCACGTGGAAGGATCTGCCGAGTGAGCCGGAGGCGCTGCGCCGCTTCTGGGGCGAGATCGAGTAGCCGATAGCTTGACGCGCCGGAAGGATCATGGCCAAGGATCTCGCCCGCATAAGCCGCGTGCTCTCGCACGCGTTGCGCCACGAGCCGTGGCTCTACGAGCTCGAGCTCGACGCGGAAGGCTGGACCGAGGTCGCGGCCGTGCTGGCGGCGCTGCGGCAGGAGCGGGCGGAGTGGCGCGAACTTAGCGAAGCCGATCTGGCGGAGATGATCCGCCATGCCTCCAAGCAACGCCACGAGATGGCGGGCGGCCGCATCCGCGCGCGCTACGGCCATTCGCTGCCCGGCAAGCTCGCCCGCGTCGCGGCGACGCCGCCGGCCGAGCTCTGGCACGGCACCGCGCCCGAGACGGTCGCGAACATCCGCGCCGCCGGCCTCCTGCCGATGCGGCGGCAATACGTGCACCTCTCGGTCGATCGCGCGACCGCGCAGGCGGTCGGCCGGCGCAAGGCGCGCGTGCCGGCGATCCTGCGGATCGACGCGGCGGCGGCCGCCGGCGCGGGCGTCGCCTTCTATGCCGGCAACGACAAGGTCTGGCTCGCCGACCGGGTGCCGCCGCAGTTCATCGCGCCGGCCGAAGCGCAGTAGCGGGGATCGACGAGATCCCCGCTTCCGTCCACCGGCGCGCGACGCATGGCATCAAGTGCAGCGTGACATTCGCGCGCCCACAGTCACCGGCTTCGGGCGCACCTAACCAAGCCAAGTCCGGCAATTGCCAAAGCGGCGCCGCTTCGTGACGAAGCGCAGCGCGCGCACCAGCGCGAGCGTATCCATGCCGACAATCTGGGACTTGATGCCGGCCAGCTTGTGGCCGGTGCAGCCATTCACGCCCCCGGTCGACCCTGCGCGCGCGCCGGCGTGGGCGCAGGCCGTCCCGCCAAGCTGGTATCCATCGGGCGACAACGCGGCCTCGGCCGATTGGCCGATGGCGCCCGCGGCCGGCCCACCCACAGTATGTGGTGCGTGGCGGGATGTCGAAGGCGAACGACCTGCAGACGGGCGTAAGTGAGTTGATCGAAGAGGGCTTTCCCGGCCAATACGGCATTTCGGCGGCAATGGACCCAAATGCCGGAATGACCCCAGGCGAGCTTGCAATCGCCGCGAATTTGCCCAATCGGCAAATCACGTATACGACCGCGCCGGAGCTGCAGGCGATTGGACATCGCGTGATACCCGCTCCATATGGTGATAGAATGCTCCATGCCAGTATTTTGCTACGGCCAGGCGAGACCGCACTGACGAATGAGGAAGCCGAGAGGCTCAGCAACTTGTTGGGATTGAATCGAATGGAAAATCCGAACTTCGTGCCGAAGAAGCGGAAATAGGCGGAGCGGAGGCAAGACAATGATGAAGGTCTTGTGCGATTTCAACAAAACGGAAGGCTCGCGGGGCGTCGATTACGCCGTGGTGCTTCACCCTAAGGCCACGCCGACGGAAGCGCTGGTTGTGGGCAAGCGGATCGTTGTCATCCAACCAGGCGAGATCGAGTGCGAGGCGATCGTCAAACACGGCCGGCATCATCAATGGGTCGCCGAAGTTGTCGAGGACTCGATGAGGTTCCTCGACGAATGAAGCTGCTCGACTTCGCGCAACACACCGAAGTCAGCGAGCCACGATGCTGCGCGGGCGCGTGGCGTCTACTCGCTCGCCTGAAGGACGCAGCCACCCTGAAGCGCTTCTACAACTACGTCGGATCGAACAGATGAACGAGCTCGGGAAGATGATAGAGGAATTGAAGAAGAAACACGGCACGATCGAGAAGGTAATAGAGGAGTTGAAGAAGAAATACGGCTCGGCCGAGTTCCTCACAGTCGACGAGCACGGCCGTGTGACCGATGCGCCTTTGCACGACCCCATCCTGGAGGCCGGCGATCCTGAAAGCTCGCTGGAGGACACCCGCGAACGAGCGCGCCGCCGTGGTTGGTCCGAGGAAATGATCGAGCGGCATTACGGCAAGCCTCGAGCCAAGGACACGAAGTGACTTCCTCCTCCGCCGAGCGCTGGCCGGCGAATCGCCGATAGGTACGATAGCGCGAGGAACGCGCTGCGCTCTGTTCTCCGTGCCAAGGTCAGCGAGCCCAGTCTCAATCTCGCGCCTACAACTCGACAGGATATCCTCGATCTCCTCGAAAGTAACGACCCGCGCACCATATGGGACATCGCGGATGACCGGACGCCCACGGTAATCGACGGCCAACCGTTAACGTTCCGCGACAAACCAGTGCCGCTCGGCAACCACCTGTTGTCGGGCAATGGCTGGGAGGGTAGTCTCGACCTGAAGGACGCGGCCACCCTGAAGCGTTTCTACAACTACATCGGATCGAACAGATGAACGAGCACTGGAAGAAGATGGCAGAGGAATTGAAACACGACACGGCGGAGGATCGGAAGAGAATAATAGAGGAAATCAAGAAGAAATACGGCTCGGCCGAGGTCTGCACGATCGACGAGCACGGCCGTGTGACCGATGCGCCTTTGCACGACCCCATCCTGGAGGCCGGCGATCCTGAAAGCGCGCTGGAGGACACCCGCGAACGAGCGCGCCGCCGTGGCCTTTCCGAGGAGTTGATCGAGCAGATGTACGGCAAGCCTCGGGGCAAGACAGCGAAGTGAAGGAGGCGCGCCGGCAGGCGCGCAAGTGGCACCGCCCCGTATCGTGAATAACGTGGATAGACGAAATCCCACTTGCGTTTCTTGCCGAAAGCAGGCATGGCATTAAGTGCAGAGTGACATTCGCGCGTCCGCAGCCACCGGCTTCGGGCGCGCGTTGCTTTTCGGGGGCGGCTTGGCGGCTCCCGCCTTGGATACGCGCTGACGAGGTGCGATCCGGCACCGCTGTCCCCGCATTGCGCTCCGCTTCATGCGGGCTACGCCGCCGCGCGCAAGTGGCGCCGCATGCGATCGAAAAGCTCGGCCGGGCCGCCCCGTATCGTGAATAACGTGGATAGACGAAATCCTGCTTGCGTTTCTTGCCGAAAGCGGGCATGGCATTAAGTGCAGAGTGACATTCGCGCGTCCGCAGCCGTCGGCTTCGGGCGCGCGTTGCTTTTCGGGGGACGGCTTGGCGGCTCCCGCCTCGGATACGCGCTGACGAGGTGCGATCCGGCACCGCTGTCCCCGCATTGCGCTCCGCTTCATGCGGGCTACGCCGCCGCGCGCAAGTGGCCCCGCACGCGATCGAAAAGCTCGGCCGGGCCGCCCCGTATCGTGAATAACGTGGATAGACGAAATCCTGCTTGCGTTTCTTGCCGAAAGCGTGCATGGCATTAAGTGCAGAGTGACATTCGCGCGTCCGCAGCCGCCGGCTTCGGGCGCGCGTTGCTTTTCGGGGCGCGCTACCCGCTTACGCGGGCACGGCTTGTCGCCTCGGATCGGCCGGCGGCGCCTCCTCCTGTCGCCGCCGGCCCCCCTATCAACCGAGTTGGCCGTACGTGCGTCGATCACCGGCGCGCGCCGCCGGCGTTCGCAACGAGCTCATCCACCCATGGCAAAGATGTCGCTCACCGAGCTCAAGGCGCTCCTCGAGGCCGAGCGCAACGACGCGCTCGCCGCAGTCGCGGCGTCAAAACTCTCCGCCGAGCGCTCGGATGCGATGGACTATTACCTCGGCGATATGGGCAAGGACATGCCGGCGCAGGAGGGGCGCTCGCACGCGGTGTCGACCGACGTCGCCGACACGGTCGAGGGCATCATGCCGTCGCTGATGGAGATCTTCTGCTCGGGCGACGAGATCGTGAAGTTCGCGCCCGTGGGGCCGAACGATTCCGCGGCGGCCGAGCAGGAGACCGACTACGTCAACCACGTCTTCCTCCAGCTCAATCCGGGCTTTCTCATTCTCTACACCTTCATCAAGGACGCGCTCTTGTCGAAGACCGGCATCGTCAAGGTGTGGTGGGAGGAGCGCACGCTCGAGGAGCGGGAAACCTATTACGACCTCACCGACGACGCCTTTGCGATCCTCGCCGCCGATCCCGACGTCGAGATCGTCGCCCATACGGCGCGGCCGGCGCTGCTGCCGCCGCCGGGAGAGGACCTGCCGGAGGGCGGGCCGCTGATCCACGACGTCGAATGCGTGCGCGCCAAGGACGCGGCTTATGCGAAGGTCGAGGCGGTGCCGCCGGAGGAATTCGGCATCTCGCGCAACGCGCGCTCGCTGCGCGACTGCGACTACTGCTTCCACAAGATACTGATCCAGCAGGCCAAGCTGATCGCGGAAGGCTACGACGCCGACCAGGTGAAGATGCTGCCGACCTACACGGCGCTCACCAATATCGAGGAGGTGCGGCGCGACACCGTCAACGAGTACGAATACAGCGGCGACGAGAACAACCAGGCGGCGCGGCGCATCGAGACGACCGAGCACTATATCCGCATGGACTACGAGGGCGACGGCCGTGCGCGCCTCTACAAGGTGCGCACCGGCGGCCAGCAGGGCGACATCCTGCGCAAGGACGGCAAGCCCGACATCGTCGCGTTCGACGACATCCCATTCGCCGCGATGACGCCGGTGATCCAGACGCACCGCTTCTTCGGCCGCTCGCTCGCCGACCTCGTGATGGACATCCAGCGCATCAAGACAGCGGTGCTGCGCGGCGTGCTCGACAACGTCTATCTCGCCAACAATCCGCGCGTCGAGGTCGCCGAGCAGTTCGCGAGCCCGGAAACGCTCGACGATTTGCTCGTCTCGCGCCCAGGCGGGATCGTGCGCACCAAGCAGCCGGGCGGCTTGAACTGGCAGGTGGTGCCGTCGATCGCCGCGCAGGCGTTTCCGGTGATGCAGTACATGGACGCGATGCGCGAATGGCGCACCGGCGTCACGCGGCAAGGGCAGGGGATCGACGCCGACGCGCTGCAGAATCAAAGCGCGACGGCGGTCAACCAGGTGTTCAGCGCCGCGCAGGCGAAGATCAAGCTGATCGCCCGCATCTTTGCCGAGACCGGCATCAAGGATCTCTTCTGGCTGCTGCACGAGACGATCCGCAAGCACGGCCAGGCGCGCCAGACCGTGCAGCTGCGCAACCAGTGGGTCGCGATCGATCCGCGCGAGTGGAAGAAGCGCGATCATCTGACCGTGCATGTCGGCCTCGGCTCCGGCACCAAGCAGGCGCAGATGATGGCGCTCGGCCAGGTGATGGGCCTGCAGGAGAAGGCGATCGGCCTCGGCATGGTGTCGAAGAAGAACCTGCACAATGCGGCGAGCCAGTATGTGGCGCTCGCCGGCCTGCAGTCGCCCGACCAGTATTTCCTCGATCCGTCGCAGCCGCCGAATCCGGCCGACAGCGCCGGCGCGCCGATCGCGCCGCCGCCGAGCCCGGACATGCTCAAGGCGCAGGCCGACCAGCAGCAGGGCCAGCAGCAGATCCAGATCACCGCCGCCAAGGCGCAGGCCGACCAGCAGCACGTCACCGCGCAGGCGCAGGCGGACCTGGCGCTCGAGACGCTCAAGTTCCAGCACGCCAAGGACCTTGCCGACCGCGACCAGGCGATGCGCGCCGAGGCGCACAGCATGGAGATGCAGCGCGGCCACCTCGATCTCATCAAGCACATGGCGTCGCTGCCGGCGGCGCCGGGGCCGGACGGGCAGCCGCAGCCGGTCGACCTCGACGGGCTGATGAACCGCCTCGCGGCGCTCGCGCCGCTGCACCACGCGCCGCCGCCGCCGCGCCCCATGCGCATCGTGCGCGACGCGGCCGGGCGCGTGAGCCACCTCGAACCGATGAGCTGAGCAACAAGGCACGGTCTCTCGCTCCCTCTCCCCCTTTAG